GCATGGCGCGGGCGCGCTTGCGGCGCAGGCCGGCGTCCGGGTTGAAGAAGCCGACGAGGCGATCGATGGGGTTCATTCGCCGCGCCCCGTGGTGAACCGGAAGCGGAAGGCGGAGCCGCGGCGCGGTGCGCCGGCGCGGGCGAGCTCGCCGGCGACGTGGTCGCGGGCCTTCAGCAGCTCGTCGACGCTGCGGTATGTCATCTTCCGGCCGGCCAGCTCCAGCGACAGCGCGCCGGAGGCGATGGCCTTGTCCAGGGAATCGAGGTCGGCTTGGGAGTAGGCCATGGCCGGCCCACCGTAGGGCCGGCCGGGGCGGACATTTCAGGGGAAATGTCCGCTCGCGATAGGCTGAGTCGGCGTCACCCACCCACCACCGAAGGAACGACCGATGCCCACCGCACCCTCGCCAGACACCCTCGACCTCGCCGCCACGCTTACCGCCGGGATCCTCGCCGGCGGCGCCTTGAGCCACCTGCCGCCGGATCAGATCCCGCGCGAAGCCGTCAGGCTGATGAATCAGGTCCGGGCAGAGCTGCGACAGAAGCAAGCTCTGGGGACGCTTTCAGACCCGCGAGAGCCTTCACGACCCGCTTGATGTTTTCTTCGAAAAAGTGCGGCTGCGTTGAAGAAAGGCTCGCGGCAGCTTGAATGATCACCAAGGCGTGGCCCTCCTCGCGCTCGCGCACGTGCAAGAGGTAGTTGGCCAGGTCTTCGGGGTCGATCGAGTCCAGGTTGATGCCTTGATTTTCCATTGCTACTCCTTGTGGACGGCGCGGATCAGATCCGCGCCCTGTTGTGAAGGTGGTTGAACACCCGCCGCAGCACGTAGCCGCGGGCGAGGCTGAGGGCGGTGAAGACCACGGTGATGCCGAAGCCGTCGGCCACACTGGGCTGGTGGCCGAACCAAGGCAGCACGATCAGCGTGGCGAGCCACGAAATGCCGAAGCCCACGGCCGTGCTTACGGCCGTCTCGGTCGCGGATTGGAGCTTGGTCTGGCTCACGCTTCGCCCTCGATTAAGTAGTCGTCGCCGTCGCGGCACAGGCCGGTGTGCACGCTGATGCGCAGGGGAATGGGAACGTCGGCCGGCCACTGCAGCAGGGCGATGTAGCGCAGGCAGTGCGCGCGGCGCTCGCAGACGGCGTCGTCGGGGCGCAGCCCGAAGCGCCCCACGCAGCGGGCGGTGTCGTCGCTGATGAAGCGCGGCGGGGCCACCGCGAGCGCGCTCACATGCCCCCCGAACGCGGCTTGCTGAGGTTCTTCAGGCGCCGGCAGTGGCGCTCGGTGAGGTGCCAACGCTTCGCCACGACCGCGACAGCCTCGCGCTGCAGCTCGGCGGCGATGGCGGCCTTCTGGCTTTCGCTCAGGCGCGGGCGGCTGCTCACGTAGACAACCGTGCCGGCGAAGGCTTGGCGCACTTCCTCGCGGGTGCTGCCGGCGAGGATGTGGTCGACGATCTCGCTGATCACGTCTTCGTCGCCGGGCTTCGGCTGGTCGTGCAGATCGGGCGGGTGGGTGCGGGCGGCGTAGCGGCGCATGCGGGTCACCATTGGCGGCCAGTGGGGCGGTTTGCAGGGCGGGAAGCGGGGCGAGGGGTGGCGGGGGCGAAGGGCGATGCCAGTGCAGCGGGCGCCGACGACGACGAGGCAACCGCCGAGGATTCCTCGGGAGTTGGAAGGGCGTTACCGCCGCGCTTGCGCAGCGCGGCCTCGCGGGCGTCCCAGTCGGTGCGGGTGTAGCGGTAGAGGCGCAACTCGGGGTGGTGGGCCGCGGCGTAGGCATACACCCAGGTGTCGAGCGGCTCGTTGCGGGCGCCGCCGCGCTTCTCGAAGCGGTTCTTCGCCGGGTTGTAGGTCTCGCTGATCAGGCCGGTGAAGTACTCGCGCGGCAGCTCGTTGCTGAAGCGCACCAGGCGGGCGTCGGCGGGCTTGTCGGCGTCGGTGCTGAGGCGGCTGTACAGCAGGTGCTTCGCCGCGACGGTGCCGACGTGGTGGACGAACACGCCGCGCTTGTCGAGCCGGCCCTTCCAGTTCACGTCGACGGGCTTGCCCTTGCCGAGGATGGGGTGGTTGTTCGGCACGGCGCCGAAGATGCACAGCGGGCGGCGCACCAGGCGCTGGCGCACGAAGTGCTTCACGGCCTCGGTGCGGTGGCCGCCGGCGTCGATGGCGACGGCCTCGACCACCATCGGCGCGCCCAGGGCGGACTCGATCGGCCGGTTCAGCAGGTCGGTGAGGCGGGCCCACACCTCGGGCTCGGCGGGGTCGCCGGGCAGCTCGACGTAATCGAGCGTCCAGGCGGCCATGCCGCGGCCCCAGCCGATGATGTGCACGGCGAGGCGGTTGTCCTGCGTGTCGACGCCGGCGGTGATGGCCAGCACGCCGAGCGGCGCGGTGCGCAGCAGGTACATCTCGGCGCGGTCGGCGATGACGTTGTGCTTGACGGCCCGCATGGCCGGGTCTTCCCACGGCTCGGCGAGGCGGTCGTTCACGAAGGTCTTGAGCTTCGCCGGGTCGCCTTGGGCGTCGAGCCACATGCGCACCAGGTCGAGCCAGCGCGGGCCGAGGCCGATGGGGTAGTACAGGCCGTTCACCGTGTAGCCGCGCACGGCCGACTCGGGGTTGCCGGCCACCCAGCGGCCCAGCTCGAGCATCCGCGGCTTGTGGTGCTCTTCGATCACCGCGCCGCACTCGCGGCAGGCGTACCAGCACTCGCGAGCGTCGGGCGTCCAGTGCAGGCCGCCCCATTCGAGCGGCTGCTCGTGGCCGCATTGAGGGCACGGCACGTGGTAGCGGCGCTGGTCGGATTTGTTCCAGAGCTGCTCGATGCGCGAGAGGCCGCGCACCTGCGGGGTGCTGATGTAGAGGCGGCGGTAGTTGGCCGGGAAGGCGCTCGTGCGGCCTTCGAGCATGGCGACGGGGTCGTCGCCGCCGGTGAGCTGGCCGGCGAACTCGTCGAGCTCGTCGACGATGAGGTTGCGCACCGTGGTCGACTTCAGGCGCTGCGGGCTGCCGGCGTGCTCGAGGTAGACCTGGCCGCCGGCGAAATCCTTGAACTCGCGGCGGTTCGCACCGTCGCGCGTGGCCGTGGTGGTGAGGGCGCGGCGCACGGCCGGCGTTTCCTCGATCATCGGGTTCAGCTTCTGGGCGATCCACTTGTTCATGGACACCTCGCCCGGCAGGCACACCATCGTCGGGCCGGGGTTCTGGTCCATGACGTAGCCGAGGAAGTTGAGCGCCACCTCGGTCTTGCCCAGCTGGATCGGGAACATGCACACGACGTCGCGCACGTGGCTGCGGGCGCTCAGCGCATCCATGGGCTCGCGCAGTACCGGGTTGCGGGCGGTGCGCCAGCGGCCGGCCTCGGCGCTGCCCTTCGACGAGAGCACGCGCTCAGCGTCGGCCCATTGGCTCACGCTGATCGACTTGCGCGGCGCGATGGCCCGAGCAGCTGCTCGGGCGATCACCGGAGCGGCAGCGACGGTCACGCCCCCTCCCCTGCGATGGCGGCGAAGCGCCGGCTGGTTTCCTCGAGGGCCAGCTCGACGGCTTCGGCCACGAGGCCGCGGCAGCGCGCCTCGTTCTGCTCGGCAGCGAGCTGCGGGCCGAGGATGTCGGGCAGGCGCTCCAGGCTGTTGCGGAGCACCGTCATGGCGTGGCTCACCTGGGCGGCGACGTCGTCGGCGGCCATCAGCTTGCCGTCGGCGATGGCGTTCTCGCGCTCGGCGGCCAGCGCCTTCGCCTTCTCGGTGCGCTCGCGCCAGTAGCTGTAGCCGACGCTGCTGGGCTCCGGCTCCGGGCCGGGCTCGTCGACGGGTGGCGCGGGAACAGCGGCGCCGCGGGCCTCGGCGTGACGCGCGGCGACGGCGGCCTTCGCCGGGTCACGGGTGGCCTCGATGCGCGCCAGGGATTCGGCCACGAGCACCTTGCCGTCGGCGTCGAGCACAAGGCGGCCGGCTTTCTTCAGCGCCGTGACGTAGCTGGGCCGCACATTGGCGATGGCGGCGAACTCCGCCTGGGTGGCGATGGCTGGCAAGGTGCTCAAGC